ACACCAGCGTCTCGAGAATTTGTTGAAACGGATGTGCATGTAGAAAAGAAAGTGCTGAATAATGCATGCTTTTTGAAATGCTCATGGGTCCAAGGAGAAGAACGTCGAGAGATTAAAGGTCGATGTTTAGGTATTCGACAACATCAACTTCTAGTAATACGACATTATATAGAAGAATTTTCTCGGCATAAAGATGATGGACAGTTTTCACTAGTGCTGAATAGGAATGGTAAAACGAGTATAATTGAACTAGATTGGGATAACTTTTCGACTGTTAGATATTTGATGGTGAATGGCAAAGAAGGTAGTTCTAATTTAGGTATAATGACTCTGCCTAAATATGTACCAATGTTCTCAAATATAGTTTCCTACTTGCCTTCAGCAGGAATGCATAAGAATGTACGTAGTGAAGCTGATTTTATATCGTTAGACGGTCCTTCACGACGTTCCGTGAGAATAGATTCTCATGAGTTTCTGATGATTGCTGGAGATGTAGATATATCTGCCATTAATCTAGATTGTGTATATAAATATAGTCATCATGGTGCAGGTTTGTGTGGTTCTGTTTTATTGGCACCGAATGTATGTAATGGTAACTCTGGCATTATAGGCATGCATGTGGCGGGAAGGAATGGCATTGGTTATTCAGAGCCATTATGTCGTGAATGGTTTGAAACATGCTTACCTAAAGATTCTGTTGAGTATAAAATGCCTTCGTATGGAGATTTAGACGATGCACAAGTAGAATTGGACGGTAATATGCTGTTTTACGGGTGTGTACCGGATAAATTTGCACATAGAGAGTCGGGAAAGTCTCAAATCATTCCCTCACTATTGCATAGCCAGGTATATGATGTTAAGACGGAAATAAACCCTTTAAGACCTGGGGATAGTAGACAGCCACCCGGTTCGCATCCTTTACGAGATGGATGTAATAAACATGGTCTAGGTAGACCAGGAAAATTTAGGGAAGATTTGTTGCGAATAGTTAGTGAAGATAGTGTACGAATATTGTTCAATAAATGTCGGCCTACTATGTCAGAAGTTCGTGAGTTGACGCTGCAAGAGGCTATATGTGGTAGTTCCCATATTCCTAACATTGAACCTCTTAATTGGAATTCTAGCGAAGGTTTTCCACTCAGCGTTTTCAGGCCTAAAGGAAGCAAAGGCAAACGATGGTTGTTCGATCTGAAAGAGAGTGCTGATCGTCTAGAATTATTGGGTATTGATCGTTTGTTGGAGAAAATGCTTGTTTCCCGTGAGATCGGTAGATTGCGAGGAGAAGTCACTCTTCCCCTGTATGTAGATTGTTTAAAGGATTACAGGTTAAGTCCAGAGAAATGTAAAAAACCCGGATCAACTCGTATATTCAGTATAGCGCCCGTTCAAACTACTATAGATGTCCGCAGATATATGGGTAGTTTCCTTTCAGCATATAAGAGTGCTACTATCTATGCCGAACATGGTATAGGCATTAATGCCGACTCGTTACAATGGACAGACTTAGTGCACTATCTTACCGAGCGCGGGGTTAATATAGTGACTGGAGATTATTCAAACTTTGGTCCCTCTTTGTCTTCACAGATAGTAGAAAGTTGTTTGGAGGACATTCTGGAGTGGCATCGTTTGAATAAAGCTCCAGATGAGGTTATATTACATCTACGCCGGTTGTTATTCGACGAGATATTAATGCCTATTCACTTATGTGCTAATTTAGTATATCAGCCACTGAATGGTATAGGTAGTGGTTCTCCAATTACGGCTGAATTGAATTCTGAAGTTAATAAGAAGTATGTCAAGTATGCCTGGTTAAAAATTATGGAACAGCACAAACCAGAATGGAAATCTATGTCTGCATTTGCTGATCATTGTCGATTAGTTACATATGGAGACGATTTTATTATAGGCGTTTCTGATAGCGCTATAGAATTGTTTAATTGTGTAACTATTAGTGAGTGTTTGCATGATTATGGAATTACATTGACTAGTGCTGATAAAGGTAGCACAGTGAAAGCTTATGATAAATTAAGTAATTCCACTTTTTTGAAGCGCTCATTTAAACAACATCCTACAAGAGCTGGACTGTGGTTAGCTCCTATAGCAGTGCAGAGTGTGACAGAGTGTTTGAACTGGTGCCATAAGAACAATGACATCAGGTTTGCTACAGAGGAAGTTGTAAGAGCCTCATTAGATTTAGCTTATGGGCATGGGCCAAATTTTTACAAAGACCATATGGATAAGATTTGTATGGCAATCAAAATCCATGACTTAAATATTGATTTTAAGTCGTGGTTGACCCGAGACGAGGAAGTCTTTGGGTCACGATAACTAATAACTCTAGGTATGTCGTTTTAATATATATTATAATTTGCATAGGGACCTAGGTAATTGAAAATCCCTTTATGTTAAAGGAAGTCCTACTAGATAAGGGCCTTTGACACACTATTGTGGTGGGGCAATTGTTCAATTCTCCCTGTGTGAATATTGTAACATGTTATTTTTAGAGTGTGATTTGAAAGCATAATCGCTTTTCCCAATAAGGGGCCAGCGGTTTAGTTTTTAAGTCGCTAATAGGCAA